GATCTCCTTATTTGGGTTTTCGTGCAGCTTCACCTGCGCTTGGTAGAACCGGTCGCGGTCCCACACGCGGTGGTGATTGATGACGGTGTCGCGCTTGCCGGTCGGGTCAACCAGCCGGATATGCATGTCTTGGGCTTTCATGGGCGTTTACTCGTGGTAAGGGCAGGTGGACCAACGCGGGCAATAGCGGGCGCTGCAGGTGAAGCTTTGCGGGTTGGGTGGGAACAGGCCGGTGCGCAGCATCTCGGCGCCGATCTGGATCAGGCCGGGAAATTCCTCGGTACCGACCATCATTTGCTTGGCGCCGCGGATCTCCCCGACGCCGGCTTCCGGCTTGCCCTTCGTCTTCAACCCGATGATGTGGGCGTCGGCGGTGATGGGCTCGCCGGTGGTGTGCTCGTATAGGATTTCGTAGGTGCCGATCTGCGGGGCGTGGCCCTTGGTCTTGGCTACCCCATCAGAAACGGCCGCGGCGCCAGTCTTCACGTCAGCAATCCCGACGCCGTCGCCGCTCTTGCATATGCGCGCCCGGTCCAGCTGGCCGGTCAGGCGGATCACCACACCGTTGCCGCAATCGATTTCCAGCGGCTTGGTGGTCAGCTCAATCGCCACATAGTCATAGCGGGGGCTGATCTCGGTGCAGTACTTGGTGTGCAGCTGCAGCCCGACCTGTTCGGCCTGGCCCAGCGTGATGTCGGAGCCGCGCCAGTCCACGTCGTAGTCCGGATTGCGCAGCGTGTGCACCAGCAGCTCGGCGGTGTCGTAGGCCGACAGGCCGCTGCCGTTGATGCGCGAAGCATCGAAGGCGGCCGTGCTGGCGTGAATCGCGGTGCCGAGCTGGGCGCGGGGGCTGCCAGCAGAGCGGTGCCCGAGGATGTGCACGTATTCCCACTGGTAGGCGCAAGAGAAGAGGGAGCCCCAACTACTGGCTCGAATTGTGATAGTGCTCACGGGCTTTCTCCTTGGTGTTGCGCACTACCTTGGTGAACTCAGGCCATTCGGGCGAATCCTCCAGTCGGTGATGCAGCTCTAAGTGATAACGGTGAGTGCAAACCAGCAGGTTGTTGGGCCCGTTGTTCTGCTTGTCGCCGTTGATGTGGTGTACGACCTCGTTGTCGGGGTGGCCTGGACTGATGTAAAGCAGCGCTCGCCCAATAGCTTTTTCTGCTACCAGAATGTGCTCGTACTGCCTGCCATCAGGAGTGCTGAGCAGCACATACCCATGCGTTGAGAGGTAGCGGCCACCTTTCCAACGTGGAGATTTCTCCATGGAGGCACCCGCTTTTAGCCGATGGCCCATCATGTATTTGAGCGGCTGCCCCTTTATCCAGCCCTTACTGCGATCAGTTACCGGTGCAATCCGTGTTGCTTGTCCGCATCCGCACAAGCACAGGCCGACATTCATGATTTCCCCCGAGGGCGAATCGGCTGGCGGTACCGCAGCAGCCAGATACCAGGAGCGACCCAGCCATAGCGAGCTGGATCACCGGTGAAGCCCTGGCGCTGGGCCAGCCGCAGGGCGATTGCTTTGGTCTTGCCGGCGAACTCGACTTCTTCGAGCTGCTCATCGATGAGCGTCTTAACCAGTGATGTGGTCATGCCGTCGCCCTCCGGGCTTCTTGGCAAAGCATTACGACCCGGCGGCTGCGCACCGCTTGAATGCGTGTGTGCAGCAGGGTCGATTCTTTGTGGTTGATGTCGCCGGCGAAGAGGGCGTAGGCCACCAGGCCCGCTGCCCACCCCAGCACATGCTCAGAGCCCAGCTCGTGAGCGCTTGGCATGGCTTCGGCCTGAATCAAATAATCGTCAAACGCAGCACGTGCTGTTCGGTTGAGCATGGTTCGCCTCCTGGCGAGGTGGCTGATTCAGATACGGTGCATGCACGCCTTGGCCTGTTTCGCCAGGTTGTGCCACACGATTGCTTGAGTCTTGTCACCGGCAGCCAGGCTCTTGCGTGCCTTGGCCAGCAGTTGCTGTACGAGTGAGTCATTCATGGCTGTTCCTCCGGTGGGTTGTTACATCCGTCTGCCCACTCGGTGGAATGGGCAGAGGTGATGCTTTCCGTTTTGCCGATGGCCCCGAGGTCTATACGGCGCAGCCAGTGAGGGAATCGCCCCCGCCCAGCGCGTCAAAGCCTTTCCAAGCCGTCAGCGGTGAATCAGTTGGTTTTTAAAGAGCGGTGGCTTTCGCCGTGTTACTAGGCGTTCAGAATCTGCGTGTAGCGCAGACCGTGATTTGCATTATGCGCAGAAAATTATCTGCGTCAAGCGCAGATTTTTGGCGGGGTAAAATTGAGGGCAAAAAAAAGCCCGCACATGGCGGGCTCGTGTTGAGGCGGTGGCTAGGGTGTCAAATCAACCAGGACGCGGTTGCACCGATAACGTAGACAGATCCAAGTACGGGCTGGAGGGAGAAAAGCGCGCTAGTGCCGAATTTTGCACGGAATCTATAGTTGAGGACGCCGATCACTAGGGACATGAGGACAAAAATCAGGATCGTCCACCATCCAAAAAGCGTCGACAGCTTCCAAAGAATCGCTACCCCTGCTGGTACGGCGAGTAGGCTGATGATGAATGAAACTGGCCCTACGGAGCCATGCTTGGCGGTTTGTGCAAAGGAGAGAAGGGCCCCCAATGCGACAAAACATATTATCGTCACAATTCCCTGATGACTCATCGTTGATCCCTCATGGGCCAGTCATTTTTACGTCTATTATTCGTCCAATCAAAAAGTGTTCGTCTTTCAGTTCGATAGTTCTGTAATTATTATTAAGCGGACGCAAATATTTGTGCCCTGCGTCCTCAATATATTGCTTAAACGTGTAGTCGCCTGATCTGTTGATCGAGAACGCGTAGTATTTTCCGCTTATTAATTGCGATCTGGGCTCTACCAGAATAAGACACCCTTCCGGAAATGATGGGTTGCCGGTAGATGCCATTGCGTCACCAGCTACCTTGAGCCAGAAGGCGTCCTGAACTGGATCCACACCGCTGGAATGCTCTTCGCATCCTTCCTCAACGAAAAATGAGTCCCTATCTAGCGCCCATTGCTCTGCTTCGTACCACGAAACAACGGGGTATTTTCTAGGCGGAAATAAACTGTGCGGAGCCGTGCGAGCACTATTCGTTTCAATATCTTGAAACGTCACATTATCGACATCCAGGGTGTTGTAGTAGGTTTGCGGGATAACGTGGGTGACCTGCATATCAAGCACACCCAATATACGCTTAAGTAGATCCTGACTCGCCCCCTGCTTGCCGCGCTCAAGGCGTGACAAATTGCCAGTATCCGTATCGACCTGGTTGGCAAGCGCCTCTAGCGTGAGGCCTTTGGCCTTACGCGCTTCTCTAATTTTTTCACCGATGTCCATCATTGAATTTTCGGTCCTTGCTGCGTTGCGCGCAAAGCGCACCACGCAGATTTATGTTGCATTCAATCTGCGCACTGCGCAGAATCTGCGTGTCATCCATCCCAAGGTCTATCACCATGACCCCCCTAAAACGTGTTCGTACCGCTCGAAAGTGGACGCTGGCAGAGGTATCCGCCCGTCTGGCCAAGCTCGGCGATCCGGTCGACACCGGAAACCTTTCCCGGGTGGAGCGGGGCACTCAGCGCGCCTCGGTCTCTCTGGCTGAGAGCTTGAGCCGCGTGTTTGACGGTGAGATCACCGAGATTCACATCCTCTACCCGGAGCGCTTTGTCGGCGACTCCACTGAGGCGGCCTGACCATGCCCACGTCCCCATTAAGCCAAGAGCAGACCGTAAGGGCCCGCAAGAACTACGCGGTGCTCATGCAGAAGCTTGCGTCGATCGGCAATGCTCCGGTCGCGCTTGCAGTCGGTTGCGATGAGGCGACGATCAGCCGGATGAAGCCAGAGAAGTTCGAGCAGTTCGCCCAGATCCTGGCGGTGCTTGACCTCAAGATCGTCCCGGGCGAGATGCGGTGCTTCAACCAGCGCGACATCGAAGCGATCTTCCACCAGGCCAAACGCTGGATGGAACACGTGCAGCATGTCGACCAGCTCGAGGAGGACTGACCGTGGATTGGTTCCGGATGTATGGCGAGTTCGCCACCGACCCCAAGGTGCAGATGCTCAGCGAAGCGATGCAGCGCCGTCTGGTGATGCTCTTCTGCCTTGAATGCAGTAACGGGATTGAAACGTTTCATGTAACGGAACGCGAAACATCCATTGCTTTCGCACTACGTGTTTCAGAGGCCGATCTAGCTGAAACCAAAGCGCTGTTCATGCGCAAAAGCTTCATCAACGATGACTGGACGCTCTGCAACTGGAGTAAGCGCCAATACGTCTCCGACTCAAGCACAGCAAGGGTTAGAGCGCATCGCGACAAGAAGCGTTTAGAGGCCGAACAGCGTGAAACGGACATGAAACGTTCCAGTAACGCCCCAGAACAGAACAGAACAGATACAGAACAGATACCACCACCTATTCCGCGTGAGGACGATTTCGGCTCACGTTCAAAATTCGCCATGACCCCGAACTGGGAGCCAGGCGCAAAGACCTTTCCCGCCGTGCTGATGCAGCTCGGTATCGCTGGCCAAGACTTCGACCAGGACTTGTTTCTGGAATTTCGATCGTTCTGGCTCGCATCACCTGATGACCACCGAACCCACGCCAAGTGGGAACACACGTTGGCCAGCCACCTGAAACGCAACCTTCGCACCCATCAAGCCAGCGGGAGCAATGACCGTGGACACGACCGATCAGGATCTGCCCAAGCAGAAACCCAAAACTCTGCCTCCCAAGGCCGCAGATCTTCTCGGCAAGGCGCTCGATCCGTTGTCGACCAAGCCCGAGAGCGACTCGACGCCAGACAAGCTGCCCGACAGGCTGCTGGAGAAACTGTGGTTCAAGATGATTGAGATGTACGGCCACCGCTGGGTCACCAACTACGGCCTTGAGCCGCAGCCCGACAGCGTCTGGGGCAAGGTGCTTGGAGGTCTCAGCGGTGCGCAGCTGGCCATCGGGATGGGTGTTCTGGTGGAGAAGGGCGCCGAGTTCGATTGGCCGCCACCTGCCAACGTCTTTCGTCAGTTGTGCCTGCAGGTCAGCGGCATGCCATCGACCGACGAAGCCTGGATCCAAGCCCTGAAAGGCGTGTACACCCACCCGGCCGTCAAGATCGCCGCCGAGGCAACAGGCACGTTCGATCTGCGCGAGTCCAAGCCGACCAACAAGGCCCTGTACCAGCAGTTCGAGCGCAACTACGCGATCGTCATGCGCCGTGCACAGACCGGGCAGCCGCTGGAAGGACGCATCAACGCCGGGATAAGCCACGACGGCAAGACACCACGCCAGATGCAGCTCGCCCAGTCGCACCAGGAAGCCCGCGATCTGCTGATTGCCCAGAACATCCCCACCGACCCCAAGGCAGCCCGTGCGCTGTTGCTGGCCCGTATGGGCATTCGGAGAAGCCCCGATGCTTGATTACACAAGCCTGTTGCTGCGCATCGACGCCAAGGCCCAGGTACTGGCCACCCAGAACACCCGCGCACTCGCCCAGGGCGAAGTGCTCGCCACGGTGCTGTTGCTCGAGCAAAGCGCCAAGGCCATTCGCGAGCTGCTCACCGAAGCCATGCAGAAGGAGCTCGCCCGTGTCTGATCTCAAGCCAGTCTCATTCCTGGTGCCCGGTGAGCCGCAAGGCAAGGGGCGGCCGCGCATCGGCAAGGTCGGCGCCCATGCCAGGATGTTTACCCCCACAAAGACCCTGGCCTATGAGGGTTTGATTGCATTGGCAGCGCAGACCGCAATGGACGGGCGCCCCATGCTCGCTGGGCCTGTATTGCTGGAGATGAAAATGCTCCACCCCATCCGCGACTCTTGGTCGAAAAAGAAAAAGGCCGGCGCCCTGGCGGGTGAGATCGCCCCGACGATCAAGTGCGATGCCGACAACTGCCTCAAGGCGGTGTGCGATGCGCTAAACGGGATCGTCTGGAAGGACGACGTTCAGGTCGTAAACGTGGTGCTGAGCAAACGCTTTGCGGAAACCCCAGGTGTCAGCGTGCGCGTTGTCCCACTCGAAATGCTTCCGGCGTAGGAGCTGACCATGGAACAGAAATTCAGGGGCGTGTACGTCCACAAAGACGGTGGCTGGACTGCTGCCATAGGGCACGAGGGCAAGAACAAATACCTCGGCTGGTACCGGGTGTTCGACGACGCTAAGCAAGCGCGGCTGATCGCCGAGGTGGAGTTGTTCGGCGCCGTGTTTGATCGGCGGGAAATTCAAGCCCTCGAAGACCATGCCTTGATCCCGCTGCATGGGCGCAAGGGCGTGTTCTACGGCTATGCCGAGATTGACCTGCAGGACCTCGACGACGTGCGCGATATCGCCTGGACGCTTGACCCGCGTGGTTACGTGGCAGGCAGACCGCCAGGGTTTAAGACGTCCACAACCCTGCATCGCTGGATCATCTTCGGGGCTGCAAAGGGTGGCGGTGTTGATCATGCATCTGGCGACCGCCTGAACAATCGCCGATCAAACCTGCGTATCGCTACGCATACCCAGAACATGCGCAACACGCGGTTGAAGGTCACCAACAGCAGTGGCTTCAAGGGAGTTACCACGACTGCCGAAGGGCGCTGGCGGGCGCGTATCACCGTCGACCGCGTCGAGATCCGATTGGGCAACTTCGACACGCGAGAGGAAGCGGCAGCCGCGTATGACGCTGCGGCCCGGCTGCACCACGGAGAGTTCGCCTCACCCAACGGAGCCTCGTCGTGAGAACTCCAATGATCTGCCTCATCGCTGCCACCGGAACCTGGATCCTCATCGCGGTGAATTCATACCTGAGAAGTGGCTTTCCGATGTGTTTTTGATGGTTTTTATGCGCAAACAGCCGGTTTTTATCGAGAAATACGCAAAAATACGCAAAGAGGTGGGGAAATGAAGCTGATAAGCGCACGCCAAGCTTGGAGGGAAGCACTCCACGAAAGCCGGGACTCGGTGCTGGCCGCCGCAGCCGAGCGGCTCAAGCTGGGCAAGCGCGGGCGGGTGATCGGCGAGACCATGCCGTCGATGCGCGACAGCAACGGGCGGTGCGCCCACATGTTCGCCGCCGGGCTGGTGCAGTCGGCCATAGGCACGTTGCCCAAGCCCCTCCAGCACTTCGGGCATGCGCTGTATTCGCCCGTGGCCACCGGCCAAGACATCAACATCGCCCATGCCCTGGTGTGGCTCACCGTCGAGCTGGGAGACTGCACGGCCAAGCGCAAGGAGGTTGCCTACTGGATGGCCCTGGCCGCGATCAAGAGTCACCAGGCAGCAGTCACCGGTCGTGAGGCTTGGGGGCCAGGGCGGGTGTGTGAGTTTGTGCTGGAATGGTACGGCACCACGGTGTACGTGAAGAATTGGGCCCGGGATTGGGCGCCGATCTGGGCCTCCATCGCCAGCACGGTGGATATGCTGGACGCCAAGGCGTTGCGTCCCGTGGCTGCTGTGATTGTCCGGATGACTGAGCGGGTTGGCACTGAGCTCTGCCGGTGGGAAGTGCACGACCGTGCGCATGTTGCCCAGGATCGTTCGGCCAGCTACGCACTGCACCGTGATTCCTCGGTGGCCGCGCTTCGCGACCGCTTGTGCGGCATGGGTGAGGAGCAACTGCGCCACTGGTTCAAGCGCATGCGCGTGTACGCCGATGCTTACCGCGCCGAGTGGGGCAGCGACGTGGTGGAGAACCCTGGGCGGCACCTGATCTACCTCGACCGCGTTGCCGAGTACTGGAACCATCGCCAGCGCGCCAAACACGTCGCTTGACCAAATGAGGAGTGTTTAGGTACATTTCTCCCAAGTTGCGAAGTTACGCCCGCCTCAAAGAAACCCGCCAAGTGCGGGTTTTTTGTTGCCCTCACGAAAGTTTTAGGACCCCGCCCAGTGTGGGGTTTTTCGTTACTGGCCGACCCGTTCTGGTGCTGGCTCACGTCATTGGAAGAAGTCGATGCAGAACCAAGAACCCCGGTCCGAACGTGGTCGCAACCAGGGCGAGCGTATTGGTGCCCTCGAACAGGACATGGCAGTTGTGAAAAACAATATCCGCCAGCTCCAGGAACAGCACAACGAAAGCCCCGGCCGCATCATTCGGCTCGAGCAGCAGTTCGCCCACCAGTCCGACAAGCTCGATGACCTCGAGGTCGGCATGGAACGAGTCAACTCCACCATCGAGAAGATGGGCACCAAGATAACCTGGGCGCTCGGCGCTGTCGCAGGCGGCATGATCCTGGTGGACAAGCTTTGGCCGGTCATCTCCAAAGGTCTCGGGGTGTGAAGATCATCCCCGAATGGCGCAGCGCCTGGCGTCTCGCGAGCGTGCAGGCCCTGTTCCTGCTGCAGTTCCTGCCTGACGTGGTGCAGATATTCATGCACTACGACCCAACTACTGGCGAGCTGGTGGTGTACCGCGTGGCGCTTGTGATTGCCCTGGGCGCCCGGTTCATCCATCAGCCCAAGGTGAGGCGCATCAATGGCAACTCGTAACCAGAAGGTCGGCGCCGGTGCGCTGGCCGGTAGTGCGTTGGCCATTGCCATTTCGCTGGTTCAGCCGTGGGAAGGGCGGGAGACCACGGCCATTACCACGCCCAGCGGCAAGCGTTACGTGGCGTACCAGGACATTGTCGGCGTGTGGACCGCATGTGATGGGATCACTCGCGGCGTGAAGCCCGACGCCCAGTACACCACGGCCCAGTGCGATGCGGCGCTGGCGCCCGAGCTGCAGCTGGCGAACAGCTACATCGATCGCTGCATCACTGTGCCGATCAGCAACCAGGAACGCGGAGCCTACGTGTCGGGCGGCTACAACCTTGGGCCCCAGCTGGTCTGCGGCTCCAACCTGCAGCGCAAGCTCAACGCCGGCGACCATGAAGGCGCATGTCGTGAGCTGCCGCGCTGGAACAAGGCCGGCGGCCAAGTGGTGAAGGGGCTGATCAATCGCCGCAACGCCGAGATGGCCGTGTGCTTGTCGGGGCTGACCAAGTGAAGGCCTTGCTGGTGGCGATCGCTGCCCTGGTGTTGCTCGCCGGCGTCCAGACCTACCGCCTGATGTCGCTGGAGACCACGCATGCCCAATACGTTGCGCAGATCGCAGGCGAGAAACAGATTGCCGAGTCCGTGGCGCGCCAAACCGAACAGCGGCATCAGACCGCCATTGACCAGGTGCAAGCCAATGCCCTTACCCAGAAAGCTCAGGACGATGCTCACGCTGCTGAGCTTGTCGCTGCTGGTGACAGCCTGCGCAAGCAAACCGGTCAGCTGCTCGCCGACCGCGCCGCCCTCCGTACCCGCGTTGCCGAGCGAGGCAAGACAATCGACGACCTTGCCGATCTGCTCGCCCAGCTGCGCGCAGAGGCTGACGACCATGCGGGCCAGCTGGCAACAGCGCTTGACGCAAGTCGTCGGGCCGGATTCGCCTGCGAACGCTCTTACGACGCCCTGAGGGACGCTCAATGAAAACTATCCGCGCTTGGTTCGCCAAGCTCTTCACGAAGGAAACACCCATGGCTGATGAAAACCAAACCGCCGACGCTGGCACCCTGGCCGCTGTACTGGCAACTGCTGCATCTGCTGCCGCTGCGCCAGCTCCTGTAGTTATCACTGACACCGACCGGCTGAAAGCCCTGTTGCTCGCGCTTGGCCACGATGTGTCCGTCGAGTGGGACCACCTGGTGGCCCTGTCCAAGAAACTGGCGTAAAGCACAGCTATGGCCCTTACCAAAAAGCGTCAGCGCTTCGTCAACGAGTATCTGGTTGACCTGAACGCGGCGCAGGCGGCGATTCGTGCCGGATACGCGGCGAAGGGTTCGAAGGACCAGGGCTACAACCTGACCCAGCAGCCAGAGGTGGCCACCGCAATCGCTGCGGCCATCGAGGCTCGCAACAAGCGCACGCAGGTCGACGCCGACTACGTGCTGCACCGGCTCACCGAGATCGATCAGATGGACGTCCTGGACATCCTCGAAGACGACCTGTCGATGAAGCCGCTGAACAAGTGGCCCAAGGTCTGGCGCCAGTACCTGTCGGGCTTCGAACTGGCCGAGATGTTCGAGGGCCAGGGGAAGGAGCGCGACATGGTCGGGATCCTCAAGAAAATCAAGTGGCCCGACAAGGTCAAGAATCTGGAATTGATCGGCAAGCACGTCAGTGTGAATGCCTTCCGCGAGAACGTGAATCACAGCGGCAACGTGAACCACACCCACCTATCGGATGAAGAACTTGAAGCCAGAATCGCTCAGCTCGCCAGCGGGTAGAGCGGGGCGGGTCGAACTTCTACAGCTGCTCGAGGAACGCGAACGCCGCGTTCGCCAGCGCCTCTTCCGTACCCAGTTCGCCAGCCTCTACGACTGGCAGAACAGGTTCATCAAGGCCACAGCCAGCTATTCGGCATGCATGCTGATGGCGGCCAACCAGGTGGGCAAGACGCGCACCGGTTTGACGATCGACGCGGCGCACCTGCTGGGCGATTACCCCGAGGGCTGGGAAGGCCACAAGTTTGAGCACGCGCCGATGTGCTGGCTGCTGGGCTTCTCCATGGAGAAAACCCGGGACCTGCTGCAGAAGCCGCTGTTCGGGGTGTATGAGAACGGTGCATGGACTGGCGGCCTGATCCCTGCTGACCGCATCGTCGGTCACCTGTCGGCCACCGGAACGTCTGGCGCCATGCGCCAGGTCACCGTGCGGCACAGCTCGGGCAAGACTTCCACCGTGCAGTTCTGGTCCTACAGCCAGGGCCAGCACGCAATCATGGGCGATGTGGTCGACTGGTACCACATCGACGAAGAACCACGCGACAAGGCCATATTTCCGCAGGTCATCACCCGTACGGCGAACGGTGACCGCGGGCAGGGCGGTCGGGGCATCCTGACCTTCACCCCTGAGAACGGGCGTACCGAGCTGGTGGTGCAGTTCATGGATGAGCCTGGCGAAAGCCAGTACATGCAGCGCGCCACGTGGGACGACGCTCCGCACCTGAGCGAGTCCACCAAGCGCAACTTGCTCAGCCAGTACCCCGAATGGCAGCGCGATATGCGCACCAAGGGCATGCCGCTGCTGGGCGCCGGCCTGATCTTCGATATCGGCAACGACGACATCAAGTGCGATGCCTTCGAGATCCCCGATCACTGGTGGATCATCAACGGCATGGACTTCGGGTGGGATCACCCGCAGGCGCACATCCAGCTGGCTTGGGATAAGGACGAGGATGTGATCTACCTCACCCATGCCTGGAAGAAGGCCAAGACGGTGCCAGAGGTGGCCTGGTCGTCGATCAAGTCATGGGCCGCTGGCGTTCCAACAGCGTGGCCAGCGGATGGCTTGCAGTCGGAGAAGTCCAGCGGCAACCAGCAGCGCGATGCTTACCGCGATGCCGGCTGGAAGATGTGCCAGGAGCACGCAACGTGGCAGGGCGGTGGCGTTGGCGTCGAGGCGGGCCTGGTCGAGCTTTACAGCCGCCTGGATGCCGGCACCTTCAAGGTGTTCAGCCACCTTCATGAGTGGTTCGACGAGAAGCTCAATTACCACCGCGGCGACGACGGCAAGATCGTGAAGCTTCGCGACGATCTGCTGGCCGCCTCCCGCTACGCCTACATGATGCGGCGCTTCGCCGTGCAGAAGTCGACCGTGGGCAAGCCCAAGGCCGCAATCAAACTCAAGGCCCGGCCAAAGGTCGGCTCCAACAGCTGGATGGGATAACCCGTGAAAGACGACGAAATCATCACCGAGGCGAAGGCTCGGTTTCAGCGCTGTGAGGATTTCGAGGGAGACTTCCGCAAGCTGTTCACGGACGACCTGAAGTTCGTCAACGCGGACTCTGATAATGGGTACCAGTGGCCCGAGGCGATGATGAAGCAGCGCACCGAGGACGCCCGGCCGTGCCTTACGATCAACAAGACCCGCCAGCACGCCCTGATGGTCATCAACGAGGCCAAGGAAAATAAGCCCCAGGTGCGCGTCAGCGCTGTGGGTGGTGATGCCAGCTACGAGTCGGCTCAGGTCTATGAAGGCGTGATCCGGCACATCGAGTATCAATCCAATGCCACCGACGCCTACGACACCGCGCTGGAATTCCAGGTCAAGGGAGGCATTGGTTACTGGCGCATCGTCACTGAATATTCAGGCAATGATTCGTTCGACCAGGACGCTTTCGTTCGTCGCATCCGCAACCCGCTGTCGGTGTACCTGGACCCGGATATCAAGGAAGCCGACGGCAGCGACGCCAAGTATGGCTTCATCAAAGATGACATGAAGCGCGATGATTTCGATCGCAAGTATCCCGACCATAAGGACACCATTGGTGATGGCAAGGGTGGTGACCGCGACGACTGGTGCAACGAAGACACCATCCGCGTGGCCGAGTACTACCGGATCACCTACACCAAGGACTGGCTGATAGCGATGCCGGTCCCTGATGGCGTGGGTGGCGAGCACATCGCGATGGTCAAGCATTCCGAGCTGGTTGAGGCCAATGCCGAGCTCGCAAAGGCAGTGCTGAAGGACAAGACTGTGCAGCGCCGCCAGATCCAGGTGCAGAAGGTCGAGTGGTACCTGCTGGCCGGTGACAAGGTCATCGACAAGAGCATATGGCCAGGCACCACGGTACCCATCGTGCGCGTGGTTGGTGAAGAGATGATCATCGACGGCAAGCTCGACCGCAAAGGCCATGTGCGCAACCTGAAAGACCCGCAGCGCATGTACAACTATTGGTCAAGCTCGGCCGTCGAGTTCGTTGCACTCCAGTCGAAATCGCCCTATATCGCCGGCGCCCGTGCCATCGATGGCTATGAGGCCTACTGGAACACCGCGAACACCGAGAACCACAGTTATCTGCCGTACAACGACGTTGACGACAATGGGCAGCCGGTAACGCCGCCACAGCGCCAGGAGCCGCCGTCGATGAGCCAGGCGTATCTGGCCGGCATGCAGGCCTCTGCCGAAGAAATGAAGATGGTGACCGGGCAGAACGATCCATTGATGGGAGCGCCGTCCAACGAGATCGCCGGTATAGCCATCACGAAGCGCCAGAAGCAGGGCGACCGCGCCACCATGCATTACCGGGACAATCTGGCCAAAGCCATCCGCTACACCGGCAAGATCCTGATCGACATCATTCCCAAGATCTATGACACGCCCCGCGTGATCCGCATCCTTGCCGAGGATGGCAGCGACGACACGGTGAAGATCGATCCGAACCAGCAGCAGCCGATGGTCGAGCAACCAAAGCAGGACGGTACAGAGGGTGTCGATCGCGCTTTCAATCCCGCCATGGGCCAGTACGAAGTGGTTGCTGACAGCGGCCCGAACTACACCAGCAAGCGTGAAGAGGCGTTCGACGCCATGACCGCGCTCGCGGCCGGCAACCCCAACTTCCTCGGTATCGCTGGCGACCTGTACATGCGCGCCGCGGACTTCCCGATGGCCGATGAGCTGGCCGAGCGGTTCGCCAACAGCATCCCCGACGCCATCAAGGGCGACGGCCCATCGCCCGAGCTCCAGCAGGCCCAGCAGGCTGCGCAACAGGCGCAACAGCAGGTGCAACAGCTCCAGGCACAGCTGGCCGCCGCCATGCAGGCCGCCGCCGACAACGACAAGAAGGCCTCCGACAAGGACAAGGCCAACGAGATCAACGCCTTCAAGGCCACCACCGACCGGCTCCAGGCGCTTATCGACAAGCTCGACCCGGTGCAGGCGGCGATCTTGTCCGGCCAGGCTGTGTCGGCAGCCCTTGCCGATCCAGCGCCACTCGATCAGCCCCAGGCAAATCCAGCGCTTGGGCAAATGCCCATGGCGCCGCAGAAACCCCCCATTCAGTAACACCGACTCCGGGCGGCTCCCGGTGCTTTCTACTTGGATACCAAGGCTATGGCAGACGAAGAACAGGTGCAGCTCACCCAACAGGACGTTGAAACGGCGCAGCCGGGCGACCAACAGCTGGACCAGCCCACCAGCGAAACCGAGCAATCACAGACCACTGAAACACCCGCCGAGCAATCGCAGGAAGGAAAGGACCCCAACGGCTGGGCGTTGAAGCGGATCAATGAACTGACTCGGCAGCGACATGAAGCGGAGCGCACTGCGCAAACGAAGTCCGGCGAGGCAGAGCGGTATCGCCTGCTGGTTGAGCAGATGCGCAACGGAGAACAGGGTGACCAGCCTCAGGTGCCAGGCCAACAGCCAAACATCGACGAGATGGTCAACCAGCGTGCCAAGCAGATCGCCCAGCAGCAGGCCATGGCCGAACGTGGCCAGTCGGTTGCAAAGATCGGTGGCGAGGCTTTCCCGGACTTCCAGACTGCGGTGCAGACCCTGGATGCCCTAGGCATTAGCCAGGACTCGGTGGAGTCGATCCTCGGTATGGATGACGCTCACAAGGTCCTCTACACCTTGGGCAAAAACCCCGAGGAAGCCGCGCGCATCCTGTCGCTACCCCCGTTACAGCAAGGCCGGGAGCTGGAGCGCCTCGCCCTCAAGGCAGGCCAGCCAGCCCCTAAGGCTGTGTCAAAAGCACCTGCGCCAATCAGCCCCGTTGATGGCTCTCTGACAGTCGAGACTGACCCGTCGAAGATGTCCACGGACGAGTGGATGAAGTGGCGTGCCAAGAACACCACTACTCGATTTTAAGGAAATAGCACCATGGCAAACGCCCTTCTTACCCCCAGCATGATCACTCGGGAGGCATTGCGCCTCTTCCGCAACACCAACCTGTTCCTGCGCAACGTGGACACGCAGTACGACGACAGCTTCGCCCAGAAAGGCGCGAAGATTGGCGACACCCTGCGCATCCGTCTGCCGAACGATTACACCGTGCGTACCGGTAAGGTAGCGACGCCGCAGGACACCATCGAGCGTAGCGTGCCATTGGCTGTCGGCACCCAGCAGGGCGTTGACCTTTCGTTCAGTTCCGCTGAGCGTGCGCTCTCTCTGGACGACTTCAGCACCCGTTGCTTGCTCCCGGCCATGAACGCTCTGGCCGGTACCATCGCCACCAACGTGATGCAGTCGGTGGATGCGTTCAGTAACCTGACGTTCCAGGGCCGCAACACCGTCGACAGCTCGGGTACCATCGTTACCCCAACTTCCAGCACCTGGTTGGATGCCGGTGCACTGCTGGATATGACGGCAACGCCTCGCGTCAACTCCAAGGGCAACCGCAAGGCCATCCTTGATCCGCGAACCCAGGCGCGCACAGTCGACAGCCTCAAAGGCCTGTTCAACTCCAGCGACAAGGTCAGCGGGCAATACAAGACCGGCGAAATGGGCATGGATACCCTGGGCCTGGATTGGGGCGTCGATCAGACCGTCATCAAGCACACCAACGGTACCTACAGCGCCGGCGCGGTTGCTGGTGCTGGCCAAACCGGTTCGGCCCTGACCACCGCCGCGATCACTGGCACTTTCAACAAGGGCGACGTGATCGTCATTGCTGGCGTATTCGGCGTGAATCCGGTGACCAAGCAGTCCACCGGCGAGCTGCGCCAGTTCGTGGTGACCGCCAACGTGGCCGCCGGCGCAACTGCAATCCCGATCTACCCGGCGATCACCCCAGGTACCGTGGCATACGGCACCGTCACCGCGTCTCCTGCAGCTGGCGCGCTGATCACCCTGGTCGGTGGTGCTGGCATCACGTTCCGCAAGAACTTCGCCATGGATCCGATGGCGATCACCCTGGCCACCGCCGACCTGGAGCTGCCTAAAGGCGTTCACGAAGCTTACCGCGAGACCTTCGACGGCGTGTCGATGCGCTTTATCACCGGCTACGACATCACCAACGACAACTTCATCAGCCGTTTCGACGTGCTGTATGGCTGGGCCAACATCCGCCCAGAGTGGGGCGTTGCTGTCGCAGACGTGATGTAACTCGCACCACCAACTCAAGGCCCTTAGGGGCCTTTTTTGTTGATCCAAGAGGACGAAACCATGGAATTCCCAAAGTGGAAGTTTCACAAGACCAGCCCGGCCACCATCGTGCAAAACGCTGATGAAGAATCGGCATTGGGCAGCGGCTGGAAGGATGAACCGCACAAGAACGGCACCACCGAGGTCGATCCCGCGGTCAACGCCGTGGCGCCGGCCGCCGATGTGCCGGTGGTCACCGATGAACAGGCTTTCCAGGAGTTTCTTGCGGCCGAGGATCTGACCGAAGAGTCGGACGAGGTGAAAGCCCTGTTCTTCAAGGCCTTCACTGCCAAGGGAAACCGCGGCCTGATCGGCGCCATTCCACAAATCGAAGTCGGCCGTCCGGTCGGCCCGCAAGACAACCTGGTCATGGTCGACAGCGAAGAAGCGCGCAAGGCGCTCCTCGCCCAAGCCAAGGAAATGGGGGTTGAGGTGCATCACGCCTCGGGCTCCAAGACCATCCAAGCGGCAATCGACGCCTTCGTCGCTGCCAAGTCGTCGACCCCGGCAGCCATGCCGAAGGACACCGACCTGGGCACTGGCGGTCAGGAGTAACCCCTGATGACGACCCCAGTTGAAATTATCAACCTCGCACTCAAGCAGGTAGGAGTGCTCGGGGTCGGTCAGACCGCTGCTGCTGAGGATATCGCGGATGCATTCGCGATCCTCAACATGATGCTCGCGCAGTGGTCGGTGAAGAAGAACCTGGTGCACCAGATCTTCGACGTGGCGTGCGTGTCTACGGGCGCCGCGACCTATACCGTGGGCGCCGGCGGCGACTTCAACACGGCCCGGCCGCCGCGCGTTATGGGTGCTTACTGCCGCCAGCTAGCCCCGGTGCCGATCGATTACGACCTGGAGCTGCTGATGTCCCAGAAGGATTGGGGCAGGGTCTCGACCAAGACCATCAGTTCCATGCCTTCCTTGGTCTATTACGACCCTCAATACCCGCTGGGCGTGCTCCACGTCTGGCCCATCGCGACTGTCGGCTATGAGCTGCACCTGCTGATGCTGGCGCCGCTAACCCAGTTCGCGACCCCCTACGACGATATCAACCTGCCGGCGGAGTACATGGAAGCCCTGATGTACAACCTGGCCGGCCGGCTCTATTCGATGTACGGGCGCCCGGTCGACCCCGTGACCATTGCCCTTGCCACCGCCGCCCTGGGCACGCTGCGCCAGGCCAACACCCAGGTGGGCAAGCTGTATATGCCGGCGGCAGTTGTGGGTCGGGCCAACTACAACCCGTATTCGGATAACTGACATGAAGGTTCCATTACTCGGTGGCGCGTACCAGTCGCGCAGCGCCATTGCAGCCGCGCAGCGATGCGTGAACCTGTATGTGGAGAAAAACCCCCAAGGCGAGGCTTTCCCATCCACTCACTACCAGACGCCGGGACTGCGCCTGCTACTCACGGCTCCAAAAGGGCCGTGGCGCTGCCTATATACCGCAACCGATGGGCGGCTTTTCGGCGTTTGCGGGACTTCTGTGCTGCTCATCAACGCCGACCTCACCACTGCCACATTGGGCGCGACCGCATCGCAGTCTGGCCAGTGCTACATGATCGACAACGGTAACCAGATCCTGATCGTCGATGGCACCACTGCGGGCTACACGATCACGCTGAGTGACCTTTCGTTTGCCCCCGTGACCAACGATGCCTTCTATGGTTCGACGCGTCTTGCCGAGGTCGACGGCTATCTAGTGATGAACCGCCCAGGCACGAATCAGTGGTACATCAGCCTGCTGAACCAGGTTGATTTCGATGCCCTGGACTTTGCATCCAAGACCGGGTCGGCCGACAAGCTGGTGTGCGTTGGGGTTACCCGTCGCAACCTCTTCCTGTTCGGCGAATGGACCACTGAGATATGGACCAACACCGGCGGCACGGACTTCACTTTCTCCCGCATTCCCGGAGCCTTTATCCAGTTCGGCTGCGCTGCCGCTGACAGCCTGTGCGAGTCGGATGGCTCGCTGTATTGGGTGAGTCGCTCCCCGCAGGGCGAATGCATTGTGCTGCGTACCATGAACTACGACCGCGAGCGCATCAGCACCTTTGCGATCGAGAACGAAATTCAGGGCTACTCCAGGATCGATGACGCCATTGGCTATATCCATCAAATGAGCGGCCATGTCTGGTACGTGTTGAATTTCCCGACCGCCAACAAGACGTGGGTTTTCGACATCGCCACCAACGAATGGCACGAGCTGGGTTTTCTCAATGCCAGTGGGAAGCTTGAACGCCATCGCTCTAACTGTTTCGCCTTCTGGAACAAGCGCCATGTGGTTGGCGATTACCAGGACGGGCGCCTTTATGAGCTGCGCCTTGATGAATACACCGACGCCGGCGAAGAGATCCGCCGGATTCGATCCTTTCCCCACATGGTGGACGACGGGAACCGCGTCAGCTACCTGATGTTCCAGGCGGATATGGAGGCAGGTCAGCCATCAAGCCTTGAGCCTGCCGCCGCACCTGAAATTCGCCTTCGCTGGAGCGATAGCAAGGGGCTGTCGTGGTCCACGTCGATATCCACCACCACCGGGTTTCGTGGGCAATACCAAGGCATTGCGCGTTGGCACCGCTTGGGCATGGCGCGTGATCGAGTGTTCGAAATCTCGTGGTCTGTTGCTGCACAGATCGCGTTGAACGGGGCTTATATCGATGCCGCGCCAGGTGCCAGATGAGCGATATCGCTAACAACATTCCCGCTTATGGGACCCCAATCATTGATGGAAACGGCAACATCAGCGAGGTCTGGTGGCGATTCTTTACCACTTTGCTGGCGCGTACGGGCGGCACGGCGGGGGTGGATCTAGGTGAGATTGCTGTGCTGATCGCGCTATTCGCCAAAGAAATCACCAGCCTGGACGCCCAGGGAAACGCCCGGGTACCCAAACTGGCCCCACGACAGGAATTGCCTGAGGGCTTGGCCCCGCGCCTGATCTGGCAGCGCGAAAACCCGTTGGACCGCATTCCGTCCCACGGGAACCAGAACGATGCAGAGCTTCACCAGGCGGCCACCCAATTGCTGGCGGGGTTCATGTCCGCAACAGATAAGGCGCGGCTCGATGCCGTCGTTCTACCCGCTGTAGGTCCTTCGTCGCTGATTGCCGACGTGGTTACCCAGAACAGCACGGCTGACGGCGCGATTCTTTCGCTGGTCATGCCAGCGAACTCCATGGTGGCCGGCACATCGCTGAGCTTTCGCCTGTACGGCCTGATCTCCTCGGCGGCCACATCGGGAACGCTGTCGGTTTGGATCAAGGTCGGAGCGACCAAGGTCATGACCCAGACCTTCACGCTACCAGCCCTGGGTCAGACGAACACCGGGATCATCTACACCGCCGGCATGACAATCCGGGCAGCGGGAGCTGCTGCCGCATCACAGATTTCATCCCTGATGACATCGAACCTCAATGCACTGAGCGGCGGCCCGATCGTTGGTAGCACTGCCGCAACGATCAATACCACCGTAGCCAACACGCTGAGCATTGGCTGGAACTGGAGCCAGGCGAACGCTAGCAACATCGCAACCGCCAAGAACGCCACCATCCTGCTGGAGAAACCATGACAACCAAATATCGCGAGATGGTCGCAGCCCAGACGCTGACGGCTGCGGCCTCGACTGCGCTTTATGTCGCTCCGCTGCTGACCTATTCGGCCATCCATGCCGTGACGGCCTTCAACCCTACGGCCGCGCCGGTAACGGTGAGCCTTTACAAGGTGGCCGCCGGCGGCTCTGCCGGTAACCCGCAATTGATCGCGTCGCGTGTGCTCTCGGCGGGCCAAGTGGGATCGCTGAACGACGCCATCAACCACAAGCTGGAGCCTGGCACGCAGCTGTACGCCCTTGGCCTCGGCACAACCCTCAACGTCAGCGGCGTTGAATTCGTACAGGACAACTGACCATGCGTAACTTCCTGAGGATCGGCCAAGGCACGGACGTGGTGCCGCTTCTGGCAGCGATTGCCCGCAGGCCGGAGCTGTGGCGAGAAGACACATATCTTCGTGATTATCCACAGGGGCCGTTCGGTCAAGTGGACTCAATCATCCTACGGTTCCCCAAGCGAATCATTGTCGCCACTGCCGAAGAGGTCGAGCAACACCTCGTCAACAATGATGAGCATGAAAGCCTCGATACACCGTCCTACGCGGCGCTCCCCGAAGCGCGCCCGTTGGTGATGGCCTTGATGTCCTATGTTGGCGGCACGCGGCTTGGGCGGGTGATCATCAATCGAGTGGCCCCTGGCGGCTGCATCTTTCCTCACGCCGATTCACCAGCGCATGCCGAATATTACGAGCGCCACCACATCGTGCTGCAAAGCGCTCCTGGTGTTGATTTTCGTTGCGAAGAAGAGCACGTCTACATGGGCACTGGCGAAACCTGGTGGTTCAACAATGCGCTGAACCACGAGGTGGTGAACAACAGCGCAACGGATCGTATCCATCTGATCATCGATATCCGGTGCGCCCGATGATTACCGCCCATGTCGAGTCCTTCGCCGCCAATATCGCCGAGCTGAAAGAAATAATCCCGCTGCATTACGAAGAGCTGGCTATGAACAGAGACAAGGTCCCGCTCTCACCGCGATGGGATCTGTATCTAGCCCAGGAGGCCATTGGAGAGCTTCTATTCGTGGCCCTTCGTGATGCCGGCCGGCTGGCAGGTTACTTCATCGGCTTCGTAGCGCCCGGTCTGCATTACTCCACGTGTCTGACCTGTATCCAGGACATTTTTTACGTCAAACCCGACGAGCGTGGCGCTGCTGCAGGCAACCTACTCTTCAATTTTGTGGAAAAAGAGTTGAGGCGGCGGGGCGTTCAGCGACTCGTCACAAACTCCAAAAATCACTTTCCTGCCGCGTGGCTTTTTGCCCGTCGAGGGTACGAGGAAATCGAAACTATCCACACAAAGTGGCTGGGAGACTGATATGGGAATTGCAGCAGCTGTAGCCGGAAGCGCGGTCGTTGGCGCTGTGGCATCAAACTCGGCAGCTAGTAAACAAGCGGACGCGGCCAACAAAGCGGCGGATCAATCATCTGAGGCCGCAGCTCAGATGCGGTCGGACCTTGCCCCGTATACCGCAGTCGGCACGCAGGCGATCAATCCCCTGTGGTCGGCGATGGGCTACAACGTCGACGCCGGAGGCAACGTCACCCAGAACCCAAACGCCACGCTGCAACAGCAGTTCAGCTTCGATGGTAGCGACCTGGCCAACACGCCCGGTTACCAGTTCACCCTCAATCAGGGCCTGAAGAGCACTAACAACTCATTGGCAGCTCAGGGCCTTGGGCTCTCCGGCGCGCAGGCTAAAGGTCTTTCGACCTATGCCACAGGCCTGGCCGATCAGACCTACAACCAGCAGTACAACAACGCGTTGAGCACCTACAACACCAACTATCAGGTGGCGGCGAACAACGTCAGCAACCTGCAGAACCTGGTGAACACTGGCCAAAACTCTGCGGCGCAGACCGGGCAGGCTGGCCTGGCGGCGGCGAACACCGCCGGCAACTACCTAACGCAGGCAGCCAATGCTACGGCTTCCGGGATTACAGGTGCATCGAATGCCGTAACCAGCGGCGTTAACAACTACATGCTCTACAACGCCCTTTACAAGTGAGGAACGATCATGGCAATCGACTCGTCAATCGCGCTTAATGCCGCTGGAAACCAGCCAAATATTCTTCAAAATATGATGGGTGTTACACAGCTGCGCGGGCAAATTCAGGCTCAGAAATCGAACTCGGCACTATCGCGCATCCTTCAGCAATCTATTGATCCAGCTACCGGCCAGCCTGATATGAACAAGGCTCTGTCAATGGCTGCAAAAGACCCTGACGCGGCCTACAATCTGCCAGCGTTTCAGGCACAAATACTCCAACAAAAGAATAACCAGCTTCAGTACGACACCGGTCAGCTCGAGCAGGCACAAAAGCGCACAGATAATCTGTCAGCAGGTTTTGGTAGCTTGCTGGGATCGCAAACCATAACCCCGCAAAATGTAATGAAAGTTGCTAGTGAGGGTATAAAACTTGGTCTCTACACACCGGAAGAGGCCGTCAGCTTTACGACTGATATGCCGACCGACCCTGGCGCCTTGCGTGACTGGGTGAAGCAAAAATATATCGGATTCAGCCAGAACTCTGATCGTTTGAAGTCGATGCTTCCGCAGACGCAGATAATCAACAGCGGCGGATCTCAGCAAATCATGAACATCGATCCATCCACTGGGCAGCCTACCCTTACCGGCCAGGTGCAAAACAGTATGGCGCCCGGCGATGCAAACAGCATGGTCACGATCTTCGATCCTCAAACCGGCACCCAGCGCATGGTAACCAAGGCCCAGGCCGCAGCAATGGCGAATGGTCAGGGTGCACAGCCAGGCTACACGCCAGATACCAGCGGCGGCCCGATGGGTAGCGGTCGACTTACCCCAATCACAGGTGGCGCCCCTGGTATCCAGGCCGGTCCGTCGCTGGGCGCCGCCGGTGCTGCTGACGTGGTTGGCAAGGGGGCCGCCGAGGCCTCGCTGGCGCTCCAGCAGTCAGCCGACAATGCTCCGCAGGCCATCTACCAGCTCCAGAATATGCGCAGTTCCTTGGGCGATATCAGTACCGGCCCGAATGCCGATTGGCAGGGAAAAGCCCAAGCGCTGGCGTTGCAGGTCGCACCAGGTGTTGCTCAGCGACTCGGCATCGATCCGCAGAAGGTGGCCAGCTTGGAGGAGTTCAAGAAGTTCTCCACCCAGTTAGCGCAGTCGGTGGCTGGTCAACTGGGCGAAGGTACCGATAGCAAACTGGCCTCTGCCGTGGCCGCTAATCCAAACAGTAGTCTCTCGAAGCTAGGCAACGAGCAGATCATCGATGTGCTGATCGCTACCCAGCGTGCTACCCAGGCCAAGAACAGCGCTTGGCAGGCTGCCGGGCTTCCTGCGGAGCAGTACAACAAATTCTCCAGCCAGTGGAACAAGGATGTGGATCCGCGCCTGTTCACCCTGCAGGACATGCCGCGCGACAAGGCTGTCGCCATGCGCAACAGCCTCAAGCCTACCGAGCAGAAGGCCTTTGACGCCTCCTACAACAAAGCCGTTGCCCAGGGGCTGATCCAGAGGATTGGGCAATGAGCCAATGGGACCAGCTCTTTCAGGCTGCCGGCCAGAAGTACAACGTTGACCCCAAGCTGATCGCATCGGTGGTGCATGTCGAAAGCGGTGGGGACCCAGGTGCCTACAACGGCGAGACCAAGGCCAGTGGTCTTGGCCAGCAGATTCCGGCCACTGCCAAGGCGCTCGGCATCGATCCCACCAACCCCGCGCAGTCGATCGAAGGCGTGGCAAAGCTGCTGGACGAGAACTTGCGCCGCTACGGCTCGCCAGAGCAGGCGGTGCTGGCGTACCACGGCGGGACCGATCAGGCCAACTGGGGACCTAAAACGCAGGCTTACCTGCAAAAGGTCTCCGCTCAATACGGAGCGCCACAAGTGGCAGCATCAACCCCCAGCCAGAACGATTTCGCCGCACAGGATTTCGGCACCTCCGCGCCTGCTGCTGCGCCAGGGGCAAGCGATTTTGCTGCCCAGGACTTTGCGGCACCTGCCGCATCCGCCGCTGCTCCTGTAGCAAGCCCCGCACCCGCCGCGCCAGATGAAGTACGGATCTCGGCAGCAACTACCCAGCCCGAGCAACAGGGCTTGGCTGCTCGTGTGGGCACCGCCGCCATGGATGGCTTGGCATCGCTAGGCGCTCAAGGCATCAGCAACGCCAATGCTCTTGGGCGGGGCATTATGGATACGTTTGATGCGCCCAGTGAGTGGCTTGCGGCCGGCGCTGAGAAAAGCGGGCTGACCGGTTTATTGAGCAAGGCTGGGATCAACATGCCTACTGCCGCTCAGCAGCAGACTATGAATGCGCAGAGCCGCGCCGACTATGACTCGCGCAATCCAGATGCTGGCGTGCAGGGTTTCCTTTCCCGAATGGGTGGCGGCGCTGCTGGCGTAATGGTTCCGGTAGCGGGGGCCGAGGCAGTCGCAGCGAATGTCGGCGGCCGCCTCAGTAGTGCTTTGGGCAATCCACAGGCTTTGGCCAGCGCCGGCAAGTTCCTGAGCGGCCAGGGTGGCCTGGCCTCTAAGACTGCGTACAACGCTGCCCAGGGGGCGGCCGGAGGTGCTTTGCTTTCTGGCGGCCAGCCCGGCCTCGACACTGGCGACCAAGCATTAATCGGCGGTGCGCTCGCGGCCTTGATTCCCGGCGGTGTCACCATGGCCAAGTATCTGGGTGGAACTGCCAAGGCTGCTGTAGCACCGTTCACTGCATCCGGGCGCGCCAGCATCGCCGAGAACGCCATTAAAGCCGAGGCCGCTAAGGATCCGGGCAACATGGCGCAGAACCTGCTCGGGGGCACTGCAGATGATGCCCTTGGCCGGGCTGGCGCTGGCGGCCGCATCAACGCGAACTTCGACGAGTTGGTACCAGGATCGACGCCAACGCTAGCGCAAGCCACGGGTAACGCCGGTGTAGCGGCGCTAGAGCGTGCTGCGATGAGCCGTTCCCCCAACGCCTTTGCCGAACGGTCCTTGGCCAACGACTCCGCACGCCTGGACTATCTGCAACAGATCAAAGGCACTCCAGAGACGCTGCAGGCGGCCATGGCCACCCGCGACCAGCAAGCGTTGCCCTTCCTCAAACAGGCACTCGATGGCGCTCGCCCAGCCAATGCCAACCCCGTAATGGACGAGATCGGCACCATCCTCGAAAGCCGCGCCGGGCAGCGTGACGATGTGGTCAAGGCACTGAACAAGGTCAAGGACAAGCTGGATCTTGGCAAGGATGGTTTGCAGTCGAATGTCGATCAGCTCTATGGGATTCGCCAGAGCATCAACGACCAGCTCACCACCGTCGCCGGCAGGGACAACTCGGCCGCGCAGTTGGCTTCCAAGGAATTGATCCAAGTGCGGGAAAAGCTGGACGACGCCATTCAGGACGCGGCGCCCGGGTTTAAGGAGTTCCTGAAGACCTACGCCGATCTGTCGAAGCCGGTCAGCGCCCAGGAATACCTGCAGGGACTCAACCTGACGGACCAGACCAGCCAGAAGATCACGCTGGCCAAGGTCAAATCGGCGCTTGGCACAATCGACAAGTTGCGCGCCAAACCAGGTGCCAATGACGCCAAGTCGATCACCGATGACCAGCTGGGGATGCTACAGAACCTACATGCCGACCTGCAGCGCCAGGCTAACTCGGCGCGCGGCATGGCGATCGGCTCGAATACCTTCCAGAACTTCGCCACCAACCAGCTGATTGACTCGATGCTGCCCGGCAAGCTCGGTTCAGTTGCCCCTGTAACCCCGAGCGCACTGGGCGGGGCACTCGGTTACGCGTTGGGCGGCAGCATGGGGGCAGGGATTGGTGCGGTTGGGGCGCAGCAAGCTGCCGGCGTTGCCAGCCGCGCCATGAATGCCCAAGGGCCAGAGATCGAGGCCCGATTGATTGATTACCTGCTAAACCCCCGCGGCGCCGAGGTCCTGAAACAGGGATCAGTCAATTCGGGTGCCCTTGACCTCCTTCTCCGTCGTGGCGGGATAGCTCCCGCTAGCGCGCTTGGATCGGGTTCGCCAGGCCTCAGCGGCAACCGCTAGCCAGAAGAACCAAAACCCCTGCTTAGACCAGTCGGTCACCACATGAAACGCCTTGATCAACATCGAGGTGACGTAATCCATTTGCCCTCCAAAAGGACAGAGAAATGACCCAATTACTGCCCAACGGCAAACAGCAGTTCGAGGATGCCAATGGTAGGCCGCTGATTGGCGGGAAAGTATTCCATTACCAGGCGGGGACCAGCACGCCGAAAGATACCTACCAGGACGTGGGGCAAACCACGTTTAACACAAACCCCATAATTCTCGATGCACGTGGTCAGGCCTCGATCTACGGTACCGGAGCCTATCGCCAGGTGCTACAGGACTCCTATGGCAATTTGATCTGGGATCAGGTTATTTCCGATAGCGGAGCTGACGCGAGCGCTGCCATAACAGCCCTGCAGACTAACCTGGCCAATAACACGGATGCTGCAAAAGGGGCGGCACTCGTAGGCTTTAAGGGGAAAACAGTTGCTGACCACCTTCGCGAGAAGCTTTATGCGAACCGCACCTATTACGTGCGCACGGACGGCAACGACTCCAACACTGGGCTAGCGAATACTGCGGCCGGCGCCTTCCTGACCATTCAGCGAGCCGCCAATTACATCCAAACCGCGCTTGATCTGAACGGGTTTACCGTGACTGTTCAGGTGGGCGACGGAACGTATACGGCCGGCGCCAAGGTTGCAAAGCCATGGGTTGGTGGCGGCACGGTAGCATTTATAGGGAACGTAGCAACGCCCGCCAGCTGCGTCGTCAACGCAAACGACGTACAGGGCGCATTTTATGCGGAGCAGTCCGCGGCCTTCGAGGTCCGAGGCTTCAAGGTAATGAATACCGGAGGTGATGGGGTAGCCGTGCAATCCGGCGCATTCATGAGCGTTGGCGCAATGGAATATGGCGCTTCTCTGTCATCCCATCTCGCCGTAGGCGGTGGAGCATTCATCTACCTTACTGCCGACTACACCGTTTCGGGTGGTGGCAACAGCCATTTGCACACTGGTTCATTCGGTCTGATCTTCACCTCGGTGATTACGTGCACAGTTACCGGCACGCCTGCGTTCATCTCTTATTTTGCCGGCGCGGCTCAGGGCAACATCATCGTAAAGAACGTCACATTCAACGGCTCAGCTACGGGTGCACGCTACCTGGCGCACAAGGGCGGCATCATTGAGACCAGCCCGGCATTTGCTCCAGCACTGCCTGGGAGTATCGATGGTCGAACTACGTGGGGGGGCGTATACCTAGGCAGCAATACTGAGCCGTATAACATTTCCGTCAATACCGCTAGCGCCGCCGCGATGAACATAAACGCTTTCGACGGAGCCACCCAGACGTTCCGCAAGATTCTTTCTTGCGTGACCGATCCGAGCGGCACCGGGCGCGGCTATCTATATGCAAACGGCCCAGGCAGCTACCTTTCGAACATGACACACCTGGGCACCGACACGCAGGTCATCGCGTCGTCAGGTACTGCCGATGGTGTCACCGTCAACGCTGGCGGAGAAATCAATGCCTCACGCCCAAGCGCCCCGTGCGGCTATCTGCGCCGACGAACCACAGACGGGCAAGTTCTTGTCTTCTATCGCGACCTGACTTTCTCAGGTGCGATATCTGTGAGTGCTGGCGCTACCACTTATGGCACAACCTCTGACTACCGCTTGAAGCAGAACGTCCTAAAACTCGATGGCGCGTTGGATCGAATCAAGGGGCTACAAGCGAAGACTTTCGAAATGATCGCCGCACCTGGTGTGCGTGTTGATGGCTTTCTGGCGCACGAGGTATCGCGCGTTGTCCCGAATGCCGTGATCGGTGAAAAGGACGCGATGCAAGATGTCGGATCGATTGTCGACGCGGAAGGACGTCTAGTGGCAAGTGGTGTGGTTGCGCCTACTTCCGATCAGGAAGGGCAGGTGTGGCACAAGACCGGTGAAACGATCCTGCCGCAGACTGTGGACCATTCGAAGCTGGTCCCTCTGCTTGTTGCAGCGCTTCAAGACTTGAGCGGTAAATTTGATGCGTACGTGGCTAGCCACCCATGAACGTAGTGCAAGCTATGGCTATTCGTCGCTGATTTCCTGCAGCATTGTGCGCAGTTCGAGATATGGGTATTGGCCCCAGCCTTGGCGGGAACAGCCTGGCGCATGTACAAAGGCGAACTCGCGCCACTTCATGAGCTGGGGCGCATGGCATTCGGTGCAGTTGAGCTTGTCCGAGGAGAGTATCCACAGGTCTGCCCAAGTGGGCGCTGGCTTGGTAGTAGTCATGATCCGCTCCTTGGTGTCGACCAGGTGAGTATAGCGGGGAAGGGCGCGCAGGCCTGAACGGCAAGAGGTTGGCAGGGGTGCCAGGTATTGGTAGATCCTTCAGCGCCAAGTGACTCTTCGCCGTTTGGGTGACAAACTCCGAAAAACCCTGAATGGATTCTCAAATGAAGCGATACCTGCTGCTCATGACGCTCGCGCTGGTCGGTTGCGCCAACCACCCCATGGATTGCGCGACCGGCTTTATCGCCTGGGATGACTGCCTTCCTGGCACCAAGGGTTACGAGATCAGGCAGCGCAGCCTGGGCAACCTAAAATCCGCAGTGGAAATCCAGAACGCCCAGGACGATGCCAAGTGCAGGTCCTACGGCGCTGTTCCTGGATCAGACGCCTACGTCAATTGTCGGGTGCAGCTCGACAAGAGATAACGCGTGCAGGCGTTTGCGATATGCATGCGAAGCTCTTGACGTTCCGTGAGGGTGATCAGTCCCCGCCGATGCATTCTCGCTGTCCATACATCTACCCGCTTCAGGAAGTGATTTCTTCGAGCCCTGCCGCTGATCGGCGCGATCGCGATGATCGTTTCGGAAAAAATCCGCATTGTGGTTTTCTCTAGTTATCTGGGCACTCCACATTTCACTGCATTGGGTGTCGGTTTCCCGACTATTTTCGTTTGTGTAAGCCTTTCCCTTTTTTTTGGGGATGGTGATAGCCTACGTTACAGAAAGGGGTGCAAATCACTCCAGCGCCAAGTTTTTAGTACAGCGGTTAGTACAGTCAGGGCTTCTGTACGCGGAGATAGCCAACAGGTGCTGGTATTTACGGCTCTGATTCGATTCCCTCCGTCCGCACCAGATGTACTTTCGGGAAGGTCCGTAGCCTTCCGCGAAACCCAAGCCAGAGGCCGCCTAGAGCGGCCTTTTGCTTTTGTGGGCTTTCGCAATCTTTCGCGTCCTTCCGTAAATTTTTAGTACATTAGCCAGTACATTCCGAATTTGATCTGACTGGTGATGTACTAATGCCCCTGACTGACACGGCTGTTCGACAGGCCAAGCCCCGCGACAAGGACTTCACCCTCTCCGATCGCGATGGACTATCCCTGTTCGTCGCCGCCAACGGCACCAAGTCGTGGCATTTCCGCTTCAGCTGGCACGGGAAGCAGCCTCGCTTTTCTCTGGGCACCTATCCGGAGATCGGCCTGCGCGATGCGCGCGAGCTTAGAGACGAGGCGCGGGGGCAGGTGGCCAAGGGCATTGACCCGCGCACCGCACGGCGTCAGGCCCAGCAAGCAGCCAGCGCCAGCCAGGAGCACACCTTTGCGGCCGTGGCCGAGCGCTGGTACGAATTCAAGAAGCCGCGGCTGACACCGGCCAAGAAGGGCGGCACCGCCCAGTCGCGCCTGTACCTGGACAAGGACCTGATCCCGGTGCTGGGCCGCATGCCCATTGCCGAAATTCGCCGCGCCGATGTACTAGCCGCTGTACGTCGGGTGGAAAAGCGCGGGGCGCTAAACGTCGCCGAGAAGTGCCGGACCTGGCTCAACCAGATTTTCCGGTTCGCCATCGCCGAGGGCCTGCTGGAAACGAACCCGGCGTCGGATATCGACATCGTGGCCGCCGAGCAACCGCCGGTGCAGCACAACCCGTTCCTGCGCCAGACGGAGTTGCCCGCCTTCCTGGCCACCTTGCGCACGTCCAGGACGAACATTTTCACTGTGTCGGCGATCCGGTTGCTGTTACTGACTGGGGTGCGCACGGGCGAACTCAGGAACGCCACGCCAGATCAATTCGATCTGGACGCCGCGCTGTGGACTATCCCGGCTGATGCGGTGAAGCAGTTGAGGAGTAGGGTTCGAACGGAAGGGGGGGATATACCGCCTTATCTGGTGCCACTGTCGCGGCAGGCGGTGGAGATCGTGCGGTGGTTGCAGGCCAGGACCTCGCGCGCTCGGCTGCTGATTCCAGGGCGTAACAACCCCGGGCAGCCGATGAGCGAAAACACGGTCAATGGTGCAATTACCAAGATGGGATACAAGGACAAGCTCACAGGCCACGGCTTGCGTGGCACGCTGTCGACTGCCTTGAATGAGATGGGGTACCACGAGGATTGGATCGATGCGCAGCTGTCCCACGTGGGCAGCAACAAGGTGAGGCGGACGTACAACCATGCGCTGTGGGTGCCGCAGCGCCGGCAGATGATGCAGAGCTGGGCGGATTACCTGGACGCAATCGAGGGCGGGGCTAATCCGCTCAGCCCCTGGCCGCCTCAAGCTTCTGACGAATCCAAGCCTGAACCTCAGACTTGACCCAGGCCACCGTGTTGCCCCCGAGCTTGATCTGCTTGGGGAACATGCCCTTGTTGCCCCATTCGTAGATGGTGGTGGTACTCAGGCCCGTCATGCGTTTGACTTCGGCAAGGCGCAGCAGCTCCATGTCAGTGGTGATCTCGTGTGCGGTATTCATGGGGAAACCTCAAGGTTTAACGATTACGGTGGATTTGGAGATGCGCCGGCCGTACAGCGGGCCGGCGATGCAGCTGAGAAGAAACCAGGCGCCCAGGCCGATCATGATCATCGGGCGCCCTCGGCAGCTCGCCGCGCCGCCGCTTCCGCCTGGCGCTGCTTGCTGCACTTGGTGTGGTTTCCGTGGGCCCGCGACTTGTTGCACTGGTCGCAGATCACGTTGAGGTCGAGCGGCGCCATAGGCGCGCCGCGGAGTTTGGCCTTGCGGCGGAGGGCGGTCATTCCTCGTACCCTCCCAGTCTCATCTTGGTGAGGCGGCTGCGCGCCGACTGATGTGCACCGCAGAATATTGTTTCGCCGACTCGCGGGCATTCACAGGCGTGTGCTGCACAGGGCTTTGGAACAAACAGTGGGGTCGCCTGCTTGATTGCTGTTTTACCAATGGCGCGCACAGTGCGTTTGGCGCAGCCGAACTCCCTACGTGCGAGCTTTCTTCGCTCTACTAGCAGCCACGCCGCAAGACAGTGCTCACACTTGTACGGCTGCGACTCGTCTTCGCTGTAACCCTCAAGCGCGGCACGAATTTCATAGTCGTCCAGCTTGCGCTCAGGGTCGTATTCGCCACCGTCGTGGTATGTCAGCTGAAGTACCTCATGCAGGTGATGGCGAACTCGCGAACCATCCCACAGCCGTTCATGGTCTTCTTCTCTGACATTGAGAAAGTCACAGTTGAGGTTGTTGTTTTCATACGCCTCAATGGTGGTTGGACACTTTTCCAACGTGGTCACGATCCCCTTTTTTATGCGGGCTAGTTCGGCAGCAGCGCGCTCATAGCGGACCAGTGCAGCAATTGCCCTTTCTCCTATCGGTAGGCGCTTCATTGGTTCTCTCCCTTCACCGAGTCGCACCGGTAGAACACCGATTTATCGGCCTGGGCCTGATTCATCAGCTCGGCGTTACTCTGGCACTTGGCCTCGCGCACGTACGTGGGCAGGAATTCGGACTCGGTCCACATGAACTGAGCGGGCCGGCAATCGGTGTGGGTGTCGGTGGTGCAGAAGATTACGTTGAGGTAAATGGCGGCGGCGATCATTTCTGCACCTCACCAGGGTGCGTGAACTCCACCACCACCGGGTCGCTGTTCGATTGCTCGAGCAGCTGCGGGTCCACGCCGAGCTTTCGGCAGACCGCTTGAGCCGCGGCCTTGGGGCCTTCGGCACAACTGGCGCTGACACCCAGGCGCATCGCGCGCGCCATGTAGGCCCCGCAGCAGGGGCGAACTTTAATCGTTATGGTCATGACTGCTCCGTGCGGCCGCCCGTGAAGGCGGTCAGCGTGTGGGGAACGGGGTTAGGCGACAGCCGCGGCCGGGTTCATGGCGAAGTAGATGCGGGCGCAGGCCTCGGTGTCGGGCCGCGCGCGGTGGCCACCGATCAGCTCTTCGCCGTAGAAGTGCCTCAGCGCCTCGGCAACGGTCGGGGTCTTGAAGCTGTTGCGGAAGTTGGTCTGCTTCATACGCTCGGTGGGCGGCAGCTGGCAGATGGGCTTCGACATGAGCGCGGTGCAGTAGCTGGGCTCGACCTTGAACGCGTCAGCGGCTTCGGTGCCGATGATCCGCATGATGGCGATGCGCATGATCCGGTCGTCGAAGCTGCAGTTGTGGGCCACCCGCAGGCCAGCGCGCATGTAGACGTTGAGGAAGCCGCCCAGCGCTTCCATTTCCGGGATGCCTTGTTCCAGGGCCATCTCGGTGGTGATGCCGTGGATCGCGGCCACTTCGTCGGGGATGACCCAGCCGTCAGGCTTGATCATGGCCTCGAAAGAATCGACCAGCTCACCCTCGGGCGTGTAAAGCAGGGCGCAGATGTCCACCAGGTGGGGCTGCGATGGGGCATCGCTGGGCAGCTTGAACGCCGGCAGGCCGGTGGTTTCGGTGTCGAACACGCAGATCAGTTGGGACATGTTGAGTTTCCTTTGGGCGTGAAAAAGGCGCCCGTAGGCGCCGTAGGGGTGGTTCGTATGTGGGTTAACTGGCTTGCTGCAGCTGTTCGGCGCCGTTGGCCGTGCCGCCTTCGATCCACACCGCGTTGATGGCCGGGTGATCCTTGGGTTTCTCCTTGAGCGTGCCGCAGACCACCGCGCTGTCGAGCTCGCCGGACTTGGCCAGCCCCACCAGCATGCCCAGCAACTGGCCACGGCCCGGGAGGTCCAGCACGTCGAAGCGGTCCAGTACCAGGAACTTCAAGCCGGCATGCTTCGACACAGTCAGGCCAAGCAGGGTGTCGCAGCGCCACTTTTCCGACTCGGACAGCAGCCCATACAGGCGCCCGCCGGCGGTGATTGCCATCTGGGTATCGATCTCGACCTTGGGCCACTTCGCCCTGGTCGAAAGCTGGGCCAACGTATCGTTGATGGGTTGCAGCGCACCTTTCAGGATCTCGGTGGGGATGCCATCAGGTGCCAGGGCTTTCTCGATCAGCACCCACTCGACAACGTCCTGGTGGTGTGCGGCTGCTTTGGCGGTCTCGGCGGCGGCGCTTTTGATCAGGCGCTCACGGTCGAACAGTGCGTTGTACTTGGCGCGCAGCTGCTCGGACTTCAAGCGCTGAGCGGTCAGGGCCTCAGTGGTCTTGTCGAACAGCGCTTGGTCGAAACCCTGGTTGCCATCGGCCAACAGTTTGTCTAGCTCGGCCTTGGCGTTGGCCGCGGTGGTCACCGCCGCCACGTCGTTCTGCAGGGTGCGGTTCAGCATCGCCACCGCGTCCTTGGTCTTGGTCAGTTCCAGGGCCAGGTCGCTGCGCTTCTTCACCTCCCCCTTGATACCGTCAAACAGCTCCACCTTGTTGCCAGCAATCTTGAGCGCAATACCGCAGCCCGGGCAGTCGCAGCTTTCGGCGCCAACCGTCAGGCTGTTGAGCTCGGCGGCCATGGCTTCGACCTTGGGCACCAGGCGGCTCAGGTCCAGCTCAGTGACACCCTTCTTGATCTCGGCACGCTCAAGCAGCTCGGCATCCGCTGAGAGCTGCGCTTTACGGGCCTCATAGCCTGCAGCTGCTTCGCGCTTCGCTTCCAGCCCGCCGAGGAACTTCACACCCTTCTCGACTTCGGCGGCCGCGGTTTCGTGCAGTTTGAACACATCCTCTGCGTTGGCGTCCGACGCGTCCTGGCCTTCGGGGATGGTGACAGCCCAACCCTCGGCCTTCTCGCTGCCGTAGACCTCGCCGGTGATGGCTTTCCAGGCGCCGCGCGCCTCGGCGGCGTAATCCTTGGCCGATTGCTGGGCAGCGGGGAAGCCGCTCAGCAACATCGACTTGATCTTCTCGGCCTTGTCAGCGTCGGCGCCACGTTCACGCAGCTTCTGGATCGTGACGTTGGGGCTGGCGCTGGCCTTGGAGAGCTTGAACAGCATGCCGCGTCGGCTCTTGTCGTCCATCGCGGCGAAGGCCTGAGGGTTCAACACGAAGTGCAAGTATTCCTCGCCGGCGACTGGCGAGTGCTCCACCACGCCCTTCGGCAGGGTGAAGCTGCTAGATGCGTCGTCGTGGTTGATCACCACCTGGCCCTTCTTGTGGCCCTCGGTGACCATCTGACCGTAGTCCTTTTTCAGCGACACGCGCGCGGGTTCGCCCAGGGCCACGCCGATGGCCTCCTTGAGGGAGGACTTGCCGGCACCGTTCATGCCGGTGACCACGGTGATGGGGCGGGGCAGTTCCAGGGTTGCAGACTGCAGGCCTTGGAAGTTTTCGACGAAGATGCTGTTCAGGCGCATGGCTTACTCCAGTTCGAGGGTGGCATCGAGGTTGGCGGTGACCTTGTAGGTGTAATCGATCCGGTCTTCGGCTTCGGCCTCCAGCTGGATCACGCTGTCTTCGAGCAGGCGCAGCAGCAGGCTGGTGGCCGATTCGCTGTCGATGACCAGGCGGCGCTGCAGCCAGGCAGCGTCGATCACGTCACCGTGCAGCACCACGATCTGGCTGGCCTCGGTGTAGGTGTGCTCACCAAAGGTGTCGAAGTTGGCCATCGTCGAGGGCCATTCGGCGTCGACGATGTCGTCTTTGGTTTGCGGTGCTGGATCCAGGTCCACCGCCTGGCTGTCCGGCTCGTCGTCTGGCTCCGGCGCGGGATCACGGCGGTACATCGCCTCGGCAATGGCGCCAGCACTCAGCGGCAGCTCACGCTGATCACGCTCAGCCCGCACACCGTCGATGCCTTCGGCGTAGTCATTGGGCGCCAGCACCAGCAGGCACAGCTTGCCGGCAACGTCGATCAGCCCGTGCCGGTTCGGGTCTTGGGCGTCAATGGCCGCGGTGACAGTGATGGCCTTGGCCTTGAACTTGGCGTCCACCACGGTGACCGGGATGGTGTCGACGCTGCGCGAGCTGATGATGCTGATCGCGGTGGTGACCACTTCTTCGGCTTGCTGGGTCAGGCGGTCGATGACCTCTTGCTGGTCGTCTTCGCCCAGGCGGGGGAAGGGCACCTTGGTGTTGCGCAGCTCGAACAGCGCGGCCTCAACCAGGTCACGCACCATCAGCTGGTGGGCGAACAGCATGGATGGGACGCCATGGCGGCGGGCGCGGTCGATTGCTTCGATGTGTTCAGTCTTCATTGAGATTCCTCAGTGCTTGGCGATGCGCTCCAGCGTCTTGCGCTGTGCGGGGCTCAGGTGGGTGTGCGGGCCGTAACGGTTGAAGTTGGCCCGCATGTCGTCGGTGAATTCGATTTCCCAGGCCCCGGCCGCGTGCAGCTCAGCAGCGACCAGGATGGCGGTGAATTCCTCGACGTGGTCGTACTGCTCTTGCACGGTCAGGGCTGGCATGGGCGTTACTCGAACTGAAATTCGGCGTCGTCGGCGCCATCAGGCTCGGCGTCTGCCTGCTCGGTGGTCTCCTGTTTTTGCACATCAGCAGAGGTCGGCTCGATGATCTCGCCGGTGTCAACGTTGACCTGGTCGCCGTCGTCGGTCTCGATGATGGCGGGGGCCTCGGGCTCGCGGTTGCGCAGGTCGTTCACGTCGACGGTGTAGTTGCCAGCGCCATCAGGGGTGGCGTCGATGAAGTCGTGCACTTCTTCCTGCGTTTGCAGGCCCATCAGCAGCTCAGGTGCGTAGAGGCGCCCGAACAGGCTGGCCGCCCGGTACCGCAGCATGATTTCTGGCATCGTCTGCCACTTGCTGCCGTTCTTGGTGAGCCAGCCTTCGTCGATGGACATCTGCATCGATACGGTAGGGCCGTCCAGGCGTTCGCCTGTTTCCTTCTCGATGACCCAGGCACGGCAGGTGCGATGCTGGATGGTCACCTCGCGGGCTTCTTCGGACTTGTTGCCCGACTTCCACACCACGGCGGTGTACTTCACCTTCTCCGACTTGCCCGGCTCGCTGATCTCGAACCGCAGCGGGCTGAACCGCCCGCAGCTATTGATGGCTGCGATGATGAACTGGCTCGACCAGCTGGGACGGCCCTCGATGACGTACAGGTTCTGCATCACCATCAGCGGGTCAGCGCCCATGCGCATGGCCATGTTCAGCGCCACCACGCAGTTGGGCAGGCCGGCGGGGTTTGGCTGGTGGCCTTCAACCCGACCGAACTTCTTGATCTCGGTGAACGCGCGGTACTGCGCAGGTACCAGGGTGGAAGCGCTGAGCGCCTTGGCAACGCGCTGCAGCTGCTCGAAGCCGGAGCCGGTCAGCAGCGACATGGGGGCATCGTTGGGTTTGGCGACGGCGCTGGTTTGCATCTGCGCCAGTTGGGTGGGTTGGCTCATTTGGTCACCTTCCGTGCTTCCTGGTATTCGGCTTCGGTGGCGATCGACACCAGACGGCGGTCCTCGATCTCCTTATTTGGGTTTTCGTGCAGCTTCACCTGCGCTTGGTAGAACCGGTCGCGGTCCCACACGCGGTGGTGATTGATGACGGTGTCGCGCTTGCCGGTCGGGTCAACCAGCCGGATATGCATG